AATGTGCCTGTACTTGTGATTGACTTAATTACAAATGAGGTATTGGCAACACTAACCTATACAGAGGGTGGTGCTATTGACTATATAAGTCAAGAGTATAGCGCAAACAGAAGAAAGTTAGATATTGCTATTGTTTATGAGAGTACTGTTGATGCTATTAAAACCGTTCCACGATCAGGAAGCTGTACGGACTGCGGAGGCAATATCAAGTATTTACATTTTTGCCCTTTTGTGGATGGTATCGGTGTAAAGCTTGATTACGATGGCTCGACTATTTCAAACGTAACGAATATATCCAACACTGGAGGGGTAACTATTAATTATGGTGTTGAGTGCGACAGGGATGCTTATATGTGTTCTATTGGTGCTTTTATGGCTACCTCGCTAATGTATGCTACTGCTGTTGAGATTTACGACTATGCTCTAACGATGTCACCAACTGAAAGGGTAAATACAACAGTGACTTGGAGTGTTGATGAGATACGTGAGGCAAGAAATTTACTGGCTCGAAAATACCTTGATGAGTTAAATATAACTATGAAGGGCTTAAGGCTTCCTAATGATAGGTATTGCTTTAGGTGTAAAGATAATTACCGATTTGTAACGATGTTGCCATAATGCCAACGATACAAGAAATAAACGAAAGGACTAACCAACTTCTTGATAGTTGGGAAACGGAGTTTACACCACTTTTTATCTCAGTAAGTGAGATAAGAGGTGTTATGGCAGGGCGTATCTTTGGTGATGATGCTTCTGAAAATGCAGCAGGGGCAACGCTACCAACAACACCATATTCAACAAAAGAACTATACATAAGTACTGATGCTTCACCACGCTCACCGAGTGCATTTAGAGTAGGTAAAAGGGGCAAACCAATAAAATCATTATACTTCCCTCAAGGATACTCACAGCTAAAGCAGACAGTTGACAGACCGCCATTAGAGTTAAGAGGCACACTAAAGAGTGCATTTATAAATACACCTATTGTCAATGAAGGCAACTCAGTACAAATTGTTGTGCCTGATTCAGAAGGTGGAAAGGTTGATGGGTTACAAAAAAAATATGGTAGTATCTTTACCATGAGCGATGAGGAGAGTGAAGAATTTACACAGATACTTACCGAACTTATTATCGAGGCAATAAATAAAGCGATTGACTGATGGATTTATTAGGATACATAATAGACTACATGAATAATAAGGTGTCTGTGGCATCAAATCTATTCAGTAAGCAATACGGATTATCAGAGTTTAGAAAGAAAGAGGGCGATTATTACACCTATCTATCCAAAGGTCAAGGCAAGCCCGTTACAAACTACGATAAGGAAAGAGGTACGATGCTATGGGTAAAGCGTTCACAAGTTACCTTTGGCGATGCACCTCAGCTATTAAAAGATACAGGGTGTGCTGACTATTACACCATCACCTACCCTTTAAGGGCGGTGTGTGTTGTAAAGAAAAAAGAGCTGCCTTGCGATAATGCTACTTCGGTTGATCAAGTCGCTCAAGAGTTACTTACTAAGCTATCGGGCAAAGACAAAGTATTGCGTTCTGCTGTTGGTGCTTCATTGGTTGATATTATACCAAGAGGCTACATAGTATTAGATAACATCACAAAGAACATGGAATATGCCTGTGTAGGTATTGACTACGATATACAGGTAAGTATTAAGAAAAGTTGTATTCCTGACTTATGCGAGGATGTACCATTGCCAAGCTGTGAGTTTAGCGTAACGCTACAAAATAGCGATGGTAAGACTATCTACACAATAACACAAGATACTGCTAATCCATTCCCATTAGGCAATCAGCCTATTGTTGATGGGCAAGGTAATACGGTTAATGTGCCTTATGACCCTGATACACCTTATGTAACAACACCATGTACAATTGTTTGCGATGATGCTACCGCTGTATTGAAAGATACTGATGGCAATACGTTATCAAGTACAGATATTCCAAGTGGTGACACTCAAGATATTGTTGCACCAGATGGCGATGTAACGGTTAATAGTGCTGCTTTTGATTCTGTATTAAGCGGTGGTACATTAGATGTTCCTGTTCAATATGAGAACGGTACACCAGTAGGAAGTATTGTTGGGGGCGTGGTAGAGATACCCAACCCTATTACTTGTAATGATGCAACAGCGGTGTTGAAAAATACTGATGGAACTACGATAAGTTCAACGGATATACCAAGCGGAAGTAGTCAAGACATTACTGCTCCCGATGCTACTGCGGTGCTTAAAGACACCGATGGCAACATATTACTTACTGAGCCTATCCCAAGCAATGTAAGCGAGGATATTGTTGCCCCTGATGGAACGGTTACTGTAAACAGTTCGGCTTTTGATACGGTGCTTAGTGGTGGCAGTTTGAATATTCAGGTAAGGCAGCAAACTGGCAGCACTCAGGTAGGCAGTAAGCAAGGGCAGTATTGGCGTGTTGATGATTCTGATATAAGTATAAACGGAACTCCATTTGATAGTGTTGCTGCTGAGGATAGCATTGATTTAGATGTTCAGTATGCTAATGGCACACCAGTAGGCTCTGATGTTGGTGGTGTGTGGACTATTCCAGATCCTGTTCAAGACTTGGTTACTAAGGTAAACTTTGAAACAGGGGCAACATTAGACTTTGATATAACAATTGATTCAGATACAGCAGGAACTTATACAGCTAATACTTTTGGAGGCAGCACGACAAGCGCAACTTATGAAGTTAATAGTGTTGCTGCTACGTTACCATTTACGGTTGTTGCGACTGATGTATTAACGATATTTCCTGACGCTGATAATGGATTTGTAAGATTAACAGGAACGTATTAATGAGTAGAAAAGTAAATATCTTTAATGTACCTTCAGCAGCCTTTGTTTGCCCAGATGCGGATGTAACTTCATTCTTTGCTAAAACTGAGTTATCCGAAGGCAATTTAGCTACTATGTGCGGTGATTTGGGGATTACCTACAATGAATTAAAAGAAGCTGTTTGCGATTTGATTACAGGGTTAAAAACGGCAACTTTATACACAAGGCTTGAGGCATTGTATTTCTATTTTGGCAATAGTGCTAATTCGATGAAATGGAATTTTATTAATCAAGCCGATTCTAATGCAGCGTTTAGGCTTACATTCTCAGGAGGCAATACTTACGATTCATTTGGTTGGATTCCTAATGGAACAAATGGGTATGCGAATACTCATATTGCACCAAATACATTAGCAGGGACTCCATCTAATTTTAACTTTGGGTGGTATTCAAGGACAAACGACTTTACAACGCCTGCTTTATATGGAGCTTATGAATTTTTAGGAGGAAATAGATTTGCTAGACATAGAACTGATACTGCTAGATGGGATTTAGGGTCTAATTTAGGAACTTCATATACTGCAGACCCATCAACAAGGCTGCAAAATATTATGAATACTTCTACTAATGCTCGTTTTTATCGAGATAAGGCATTTATAAACACCATGCCTCACACTGGCAATTTACCGAATACGTTTTTCTTTTTAGGTGCTTTTTCAGATAGTGTCAATAATCCTAATTTTTTCATGCCACATCAAAGGGCGTTAGACTTTGTGGCAACTGGAACTTGGACTATCGGAGAAATTAATACCTTTAATACTTTAATTGATGATTTTATAATTGCAATAAACCGAAATGTATAAATTAACTACACAACAAGCAAAAAGTCTTTTTGGCGTTGAAATTCAATCGGGTTGGTATTTTAACCCAATTAAAGATATTAACGGTGATTGGTTTATTTCTGAGCAGGAAATTCAAGCGAGTTATATTGATTGGTTGAAACATTTGGAACAGGCAGAATTTATACCGCCTGAAATAACTGATATACCTATTTAGAAAAGATAAAATATAACATAAAAACATAGAAAACATGGCAGGAAGAAAGCTGACAGCATTAACATCATTAGGGGCGAAGCCTGAGTTAGATGATGAATTTTATTTGGTAGATACAAGCGATACCTCAGAAAGCCCACAAGGAACGAGCAAAAAGATAACTGGCGAAAACTTGGCTAAGTTGGGAGGATTTCAGCCTGTAAACAACTTACAAGCTGTTGCAGCCCCGACAGTAACGGATGATTCAAGCGATGGTTATAGTGAAGGTTCTATGTGGGGTGATGGTGATGATTTGTACAAATGTACTGATGCGAGTGTTGGTGCTGCTGTCTGGGTGCAATATTCTAAAACGACAACTAACACAACATTTACTCCAACGGTTTCAAATGAAACAGACGGATCTTTAAGTGTTTCGGACTTTATGATTGACAAGGTAGGGGATATTGTTAATTTTAGTTTTTTCGGACAATTTGTTTTAGATGGAGGTCAAACAAGTGGAAGTGCAAATATAGATTTACCTACTGCATTTGCCCCTGATAATAATTGGAGTTCAAATTCAGAAATTGTAGGTGTGATTGCAAGGACAAATGATATATTTACAGGTGAATGTGTTGTAGTTGCCGATACAGGAGGCAATAAACTTGTATCTCTTGAATTTAATGATACGACAGCAGGTGGTACAATTCGCTTTACTGCGATATGTAGGTATAAGGTCAATAACTAAGTAACCTCCTTACCTTGTTTTCGTTTAAGGGGGTATGGAAACAAGTGAAAAAGGAATAGCCCTAATTAAGCGATTTGAAGGCTTGAAACTTAATGCTTACCTATGCAGCGCAGGAGTGCCGACAATCGGCTATGGTAACACATACTATCCTAATGGCACTAAGGTTAAGTTAGGCGATACGATAAGTAAAGAACAAGCGGATGAATTACTAATTGACATCCTAAAAAAGTTTGAAGGAATTGTCAATCGTAAGCTAAAAGTTAAGGTTACTCAAAATCAGTTCGATGCACTTGTTTCTCATACATATAACACAGGAGGCTCAGATACCTTGTTTAGATTGATTAACACAGGTTCAGATAAGCAAACTATCAAAGACTGGATAGAAACACGCTACATCACAGCTAATGGCGTTAAATTAAACGGACTTGTTAGGCGAAGGAAAGCAGAATCGGATTTATTCTTCCAAACCGATTAAGTTCGGTTTTTTTATGCCTGATTTGCAGTCAGTTATAAATATTTCTTTGAAAAAGTTTGCATAATCAAAATAAGGTTGTATATTTGTGTCAACAAAACGACAACACAATGACAGCTTTAACAAAAAGATTTATAGTAAAAGAGATGATAAAATTCGGGATGGTATTTGGTTATAGAGTTTATGACACAAAGGAAAAAAGATATTTACCATTTGATTTTGATGAGGATGAAAAACAACAAGCAGAAACAAAAGCCGAATTGAAAAACGCATTAAAAAAGTAGCCTTAACTAATGTTTATTGGAATACATAGACGCATATGAAAAAACGAATTGATATTATAGACACCACAAACAAACCAAACACAATTGATAAGTTAGAATGGGGCGGAAAGCGTAGAAATGCAGGTGCAAAACCAAAATATAATGAGCCAACAAAAACGGTTGCATTTCGCTGTCCATTGTCAAAAGTTGATGAACTTAAAATAATTGTCAAGTCTAAACTTTCGGAGTGGTCGGTAAAATAGCAGCTAACATTCTCGCAGATTGCCGATGGCGGGGACTTAGAACCACAAATGTTTGGCTTAACAACAAAATTTAATAAGATGCAGAAAGCAACAATTAACAACGAAAAACCCGCTATTGGCAATGTGCTGTTAGCGGATAGTGCTCGCTATATTCTCTTCCTAATTGATAGCAAGATAAAGCAGCATGACGGTAGGATATTTTGCTCATATAAAGAAGCTCGTGAGTATGCCAGTGATTGCATTACTGAAAATTATTGTGATAAAGCAGTTATTGGTATGTTTTCAATGAATACTCAAGCAAAAGAAATGCTTATTACAATGGTGGAAACTATTGGTTTTGTCGGAGATAAAAAAAATGTCAACCAATTGGAGTTGTTTAAATAGCATTTCCGCTAACTACGTTATACCCGCACATCCGAACTTTTACCCCATCGAGAAAGTATATATTGGGAAGTAAAGTTGCGGATTGGATTAGTATGTAATTCTGCCCTCAAATCCGTAAAAACTATCATCATGCCTGCTCGTACAATTAGGCATGAGAACCATAATACTACTTTTACTGACGCTTTCCGCAACCGCCCAATGTGAAACAAACAGGATTGGGCAAAGCTACTTAGCCATACCCGGATTCTTTAGCCTGTATTTTAATGGGCAATGTATCGAGCAAAACATGAGCGACACTACTATTTGTATTAAAGTGCCACGATTAGATGTCGGGCAGATAGCATCGTTTAGCTATTCATCTCCTAATGGCGCACCTGCATTTGTAGATTCAGTAATTCAATACGATAATACTTGTACACCGATTGAGTATTCGCCACTAATTGCACAGGGCAGCGATACTGTAACGGTGTGTTACAAGATAAGAACTGAATTGATTGATAACTTTTGCCCTTATCTAATTCAAGCCAGTGCTCTAAGTGTTGATTGGGGAGGTATTTACGCTTATCATTCCGATGGGAGCATTTACTTACGATTTATGACGATGAGCAACGCAGGAACAAAGCAGTTTGAGGTTATTCACTCTAATGATGCTCAGATGTGGCAGACCTTAGCTATTGTAAAGCCTTTTGCGGTAACATCGAGCAGGGAGCATGATTATAACTTGAACTTTCCATTTAATCAAGGAGGCGATAATTACTTCGGGGTAAGAGAGGTTGATTACAATGGCAATGTATCAGTAAGTGAAATTGTGTATGTAAGAATTGAGTACCCATCGAAAGAAATATCTAACTTTGATATACTTGGGCGCAGGGTGGAGAGTGATAAATTTATGTACTACGTACAGCCGAGCAAATGAAAAAAATAGATTGGATGCAAGTTTTACGAATTGGAGTTAAGTATTTTCAGCCGACCATTGGAAGTGCTTTCATGCTTGTTTTGGCGTGGTTAGTGGCTTTCAATCAGATGTCAACAACGGTAGCTTTCGAGGTTGCCTTGTTACTTGCTATTGGAGGTTATGTAAGCAACAGTAAAATTGATTCAATCATTAAGTACTTAGAGATTAAGATAAAAGAAAAGAAAGGAGGGGATGATGCCGAATGATACTACTATAACAATATCAAGGAGGTTTATTCATAACGAGTATGTGATGGATAGCTTACCAAGATTGGCATTAAAGAATATTGATGTTAGCCTTGAAAGTTGTAAATTGCAGCCTGTGGAAGCATTACCTGAACTTACCTTTGTGTTTGATACTTTAGAAAGTATTATGCCTATTGAAGCTGAGTTTACTTTCTCAAGGCAAGTTGAGGTCGTGGCTTACCCAATGGATAGCTTGACTGACTATTCAGTACCTTTCATGAGTTTTATAACTGTTTTGTACCTTGTATTTCAATGGGCAAAATGGAGCAACATGATTAAGGAATTAAAAGGTTGTTTTTCGTGAACAATTTACTATATTTGCATCTGATATTTAATATTAACGAACCCTGTTATGCTTGCCGGCTGAAACGGGGTTCTTTGTTTTAATTAACCCGTAACCTTTCCTTTCAAACCACGTAAAAGAGATTGAATCAGGTGTGGTAGCTTGTTTTTCATTTCATTCATTAGGTTAGAGGGAAGCCCCGATCAGAAATGTTCGGGGTTTTTTGTTATGAATATAGTTACTAACACGTATTTATTTTGATTATTTTTAAGCCTCGTTATGGGGTCGTTAGATGAACTAAGTTTTAGCAAGAAGTTTCTGTACATTCAGGTTGATGTAAATGGCAGAATCATTGACTTTAACGAGCTATTCTCGCAGCACTACGAGATACTTATTGACGATTCTGTTTGCGATATTCTCCAAGTAAACGACATAAAAGAGGTTATAAGAATTACCAATTCTCTTAAAAGGAACAAAAACAACCCAGTAGTAATTCGTATCAACACCAACAGGAAAGACAAGGTGCATCTATCCATGTGGAAGATAATATACATTAAGGGCTGTTTTGTGGCTTTAGGCAACGAATTTGAAGAAGAAATAATATTTGCCCTTAATCACAAGTTAAGAAGCAGCAGCGCAACGATAGAGGGCTTGATGCAGTTCAGGAATGAACTTGACAATGAGGAAATATTAGATATGATAGATGAAAAGGTCAAAGAATTGAATAACGAGATAGCTAAATTAATGGCTATTTTGACTAAGAAATAGGGTATCATCTTCGGTAATAGACTGCTGAGTAAAAAGGTGTTGCCCTTGATTGAAAGGTGAGGTTGAGATACTTCACCTTTTTTTTATCCTATGTTTGGTAGTTTAATTAAATAAACTATATTTGTCGAACAATAACACAACAACCCATGACAAGAACAGACAACGACAGCGCAAAAGTTTATGATAGCAATGGCTTCGAGTATAAGGTGTATTACGTTTACAAGCTAACCTATGCCACAAGGGAGTATCCCGAAGAACTCGAAGTTGAGTTTAAGGGCATCTACGATAGCGAGGGCAAGGATGTAACGAACACTCTCGATGAGGACTTGAAAATTGAATTAGAAAACAAAGCAATTAATACAATATAACATGACAGCAAATAACATTTACGGTAAGTTTCTAAAAGACTACCGAAAGAAGAATGGCTTAACGCAAAAGCAGGTAGCAACAGAATTAGGTGTTACCAATGTGTACATTTATCGCATTGAGCGAGGCGAGGCGGTGAGCCTTGAAAGGGTAAAAGCAATTACAAGCATTATCAACAAGCTATCTAAGGGCAGCGATGCGATTGATAAGCAAGCGGAGATAATACTAAATTCAGAAAGTAATTAAAATATTGGCACGAAGCCGATGCCCCTTGTAGTAAGTAGCAAATAGAATATTTTAAGGGAGCGAAAAAGCTGCAAGGGTTTATTTGAAAACAAACACACACACATATACATGAAACAAAAAGATTACATTAAATTCTTAGAATCAAAAGCTAAAACACATATTATATCAGGATTTGATATTGAAGATTCTAAACTCAATAAGAACCTATTTGATTTTCAGAGGTTTATTGTTAAACGTGCATTAAAAGCTGGCAAGTATGCTATTTTCGCTGATTGTGGACTTGGAAAAACTCTCATGCAGCTTGAATGGGCTAACCAAGTATCAATTAAAACAGGCAATAAAGTATTAATACTTGCTCCTTTGGCAGTAACAGGGCAGACGATTCAAGAAGGAGTTAAGTTTGGAATAGATATGTCTAATATAGATGTTAAGAACTATGAGCAACTTGATAATATTGATTGCTCTATTTATAGCGGCGTTGTACTAGATGAAAGCTCTATATTGAAAAACTTTGAAGGTGCTACAAAAAAGCAAATAATTGATTCTTTTGCAAAAACACCATATAAATTAGCTTGCACAGCAACACCAAGCCCAAACGACCCTATGGAGCTTGGCAATCATTCTGAATTTTTAGATGTAATGAGCAGGAATGAAATGCTTGCTATGTACTTTGTTCATGATGGTGGGCAAACGTCTAAATGGAGGCTCAAAGGTCATGCAACAAAGCTATTTTATCAGTTTATTGGAAGCTGGGCTATAATGCTTAACAAGCCCAATGATATTGGGTTCATAATGGATGGATATGATTTACCTCAGCTTAACTTAATAGAAAATCAAATAGTTACTCCGAAACGAGATAATGGCAGTTTGTTTAATGATTCAATTATTTCAGCTACAAACTTCAATCAAGAGCTTAGATTGACTAAAATCGAAAGACTTGAAGAGGTCGTTGATATAATTAATAGCAAACCAGATGAAAACTTTATTATTTGGATAAAGCAAAATGAAGAGGGCGAAATGCTCAAGAAATTACTTCCTGATGCAGTCGAGGTAAAAGGGAGCGATTCTAACGAATGGAAAAAAGAAAAACTATTAGGATTTGCAAATAATGAATTTAGAATTTTAATAACAAAGACAAAGATTGCATCATTCGGAATGAACTATCAAAATTGCAGAAATCAAATATTTGCAAGTTTAGATTTTAGTTTTGAAGGATTATACCAAGCAATTAGAAGGTCTTATAGATTCGGACAAAAGAATGAGGTTAATATTTATCTTATAACAACTGATACAATGGCAAACGTAAAACAAGCAATCGACACCAAACAAAAACAATTTGAAATAATGCAAGACGAAATGGCAAAAGCAGTAAACCTTAACTTATCGGGGCAAATAATGAATCAGTCAGATTTTGACACCCTAGAAGAATCTAACGAATGGTACTCAATCAAAAGAGGCGATTGCGTTCAGCTTATTGAAGGATTAGATGATGAAAGCATTGGATTAAGTGTATTTAGTCCTCCATTTGCAGAGCTTTATACATATTCAAATCATTTAGAAGATATGGGTAATTCAAAAGATTATAATGAGTTTTTAATTCAGTTTGGATTCCTTATAAAGCAGTTATATCGTGTAATGATGCAAGGTAGAAATGTTGCAGTACATTGCATGGACTTGCCAATTCAAAAAGGCAAAGAAGGATTTATCGGTTTAAGGGATTTTAGCGGAATGATATTAAAAGCATTTCAAGATGCAGGATTTGTTTATGCTTCAAGAATTACGATTTGGAAAGATCCGGTTATCGAAATGCAAAGAACAAAAGCATTAGGGTTGCTTCATAAGCAAGTAAAAAAAGATAGCACCATGAGCAGGGTAGGGATACCTGACTATGTAATGGTGTTTAGAAAGGATGGCGAAAGAAATAATCCAGTTACTAATACTGAATTGAGTGTTGACTTGTGGCAAAAATACGCATCACCAGTTTGGATGGACATTAACTATTCTAATACATTGCAAGGGTATAGAAATGGCAGAGAAGAAAATGACGAAAAGCATATATGCCCTTTACAGCTTGATACAATTGAAAGATTAATTCACTTATACTCAAATAAAGGAGATACTGTTTTGACTCCATTTATGGGTATTGGAAGCGAGGTTTTTCAAGCTGTTAAGATGGGTAGAAAAGGAATTGGATTTGAGCTTAAAGAAAGCTATTTTGATTTAGCAAAAGCAAACTTAAAAACAGC